GGGACGGCACCGCCCGGGGCGGGGTGGAGCTGGCCGCCGCGCGGCAACGGGACAGCCTGGGGCGGGATGTGCGCCAATCTTCCGCGACCGCCGAGGCTGCGGCACGGACGGCTGGCCAGTCCGCCGCCACCGCGTCCACGGATGCCGATAATGCCGCAACATCTGCCACCAGTGCAGCCAACTCTGCCACGGCGGCCCAGCAGGCTCTGGCGGCCATACCTCAAGTAGATGATGCAGGCAACATGACGTTGGACGGCAATATCACCGCCGCGGGAGGCACGTTTGACGGGACCGTCAACGCCAACGGAGGCATCAACATCCCGCTTGCCGTGGGAGCGCCGACCGATACGGGCGCGGTCAACCGCCTGCATGCCGCAGGCTTGGCCGGAGTGACGGACATTTTTTCCCAGCACGCCTACCTCAACACGGGCAGCATTACGGCGACAGGGACGGCGGCAACTACCGCTCTCATTCCCGGCCAGTATGCGCAGGTTAGAGTGCCTGCCGGGACTCACAGCACGATTGTCTTTCCCTTCACAGGGCCTAACGGTCAACATAATTATTCCAACTTTGCGGGATTCTCCATTCCGTGGCGCATACCCGGCGCAGGCAAAATTACCATAGGCATCGGACGAGGCAGCAAAACGACAAGATCTGATTTAACCCAGGGATCGTACAGTATCATACCTGGCAATAATCTGGCCCACAACAGCGGCGAAATTCTGGACATCACATTTGATAATGTACGGGATGCGACCCGCGGGGGCTACGTGGTCAAGGTGCGTGAGATTTACGCTCTTTCCGAGGCGGCAGGGTGGAGGGTGAAAACTACTACAAGTTTTGTGCCCGCGACGCATAACGAGCCTATACCTTCAATCGTTAATAAAATTATCTATCATCAACGATCCCAGTACAAATTCGAGAGCGAATATATTTCGTACGGCAGCCTCTATTTGCTGACGGGCGGAGGGCAGACGGTGCAGCTGCATAAAATTGCGGCGGTGCGCGGCGTTAATGCCTTTGAAACGGGCTTGGGGATTAGTTCGATAGTTACTGATTTGCCGGGGAACGCGAGCGGGGATGTGTACATGCATGTTGGGTCTGCGGTGCGCACCCTCTACCAGCCCGGCAACATCAATCCCGTTTATTACGCGCTGGAAGCATTGGCAAGAAACGATATTGAAGCCGAAGAAACGGCTGATTTTGTGGACATTAACATACCTCTCTAATGATGAACGACGCAGAAATACAAATTCAGTTTCCGAAGCCTGGAACATGGCAGGAATTCACTCTGACGCCCATTTATCAGGACAAGGGCGGATATAGACCTCCGGCACGCTATACGCAGGACGAGATACCGGCGGAGCAGGCACCGGCCATGCAGGCCGTTGTTGCCGCGCTGGTTGGACTGGCGGAACCGTGGCAGGCGGTGCAGGTGTGGGCAAGGCTGGGAAAAGATGTCCTGACCCTTGCGGAGGATGGTGCCTATACAATGATTGATGCGGTGTCTTTGACCGTTGAGGCCGTCCATGCGGAGACCAAAGGCCGCAGGATATTTACGGTTTATGACTACCCGGAGTTCATCATTACCGACCCTGGAGCCGTGGCATTTTTTAAATACTTCACAAAGCAAAACCATGAGTAAATTAAGTGACGAGCAAAAGCAGGCCGCCCTTGAGGCGGGGAAGCAGGGCATGAAAGATGCCTACGAAAAAAGCAAAACTAAAACCGGTCTGAAGTGGTGGGAACGCCTTTTGTGGGTAGTCCTGGCAGGTGCTGCCTATGCGGCTTCCGCTCTGCTGGGTGGCTGCGGGCACTCCGTGGACGTAACGCCGGGCCGCGCCGAGGTATGCAAAGACGGCTCCTGCCTCGTCATTGAGCAGGGGCATATCTCCTACAGTCAGGCCCTGCCGGAAACGGACGTTCCGCCCGTCGTTCAATCCCTGAAAAAGTGAAGCCATGACCGGATCTGTTGTCAACGCGGGCCTGCTGGGGGCTAATGCCCTGTCCGTGATTGCGTCCGTCACGTCAGGCAACCCGTTTTTGGAGTACATCCAGAACGGGGCGAGCGTGGCCGCGGTCATGGGAATTTTTCTGTGGCGGGAAATGAAACGGGCGGAACGTTATGAGCGGCTCTATGATGACGAACGCAAAAAACGCATTGATGCGGAAAATAAGTGTTCCGGCTGTGAGTTCGTCCGCAAGGCGCATGAAGAATTTCTGGACAACAGGGACTAGTTCCAACTGTAAAGTTTTTCTTACAAGTTCCAACTATTTAACAATTAAATAATTATATGATTATCAAAGAATATCAGGAATTCAAACCCGTTCAGCGGGCCCTGGGGCTGAAAGCGGATGGTTTGCCGGGGCCTAAAACGCTGGCCGCCGTAGCTCTGAAATTGCGCTGTCATGAAATATGGTCCGCGGTCCAGGCCGCCGTGAACGTGACGCCTGACGGCATCCCCGGCCCTGCCACGGCCCGCGGCATTGCCGCCGCCCTGGACATTGCCCTGCCCCGGTCCTGGCCTGACCAGGCAACCGTCCGGGCCGGTCTTTCCATTTTTGGGCGGCCAGGGGACGAAAACAACCTTGTTTCTATTGTCCCCCCTTATCCTTTATATTATGAGGGGCGGCCCGTGAAAACGATCCGCGTGCATCAGGCAATCGCCCAGGACGTTCAGGCGGCCCTGGCGGAAGTCCTGGCCGCGTATGGCCTGGACCGGATCCGCGCGCTTCACCTGGACCAGTATGGCGGATCCTACAATGACCGCAGCACGGCCGGAGGCAAAAGCAAGAGCATGCACGCCTGGGGGATTGCCCTGGACTTTGACCCGGAACGGAACAGTTATTCCAGCAAGGCCCCCTATGCCGGGCTTTCCCGCCCGGAGTGTGAAGAATGGTGGCGGATTTGGGAAGCCCATGGGGCCGTTTCCCTGGGGCGGGAACGGAATTATGACTGGATGCACCTTCAGTTTGCCCGGCTGTAAATGCCGGTGTTGTGAATACCGGTAAAAAAGAAAGGCGCCCTCACAAACGGGGGCGCCTTTTTGTTATTTGGTTAAAACGGCTTCCGGATTCCGCTCCAGAATCTCCAAGAGTTTAGCAGCGGCTCCTGATGGGGTACGTTCCCCGCTTTCCCATTTTTTCAGGGTGGATATGGAGGTTCCCAGAAGTGCAGCAAATTCTTTCTGCCCCATTTCCAGGTTCTGGCGCATTTTTGCAACCTTGTTTTTTGCAATCCAATTCCGCCGGGATCCCGGAACAACCACCCGGATCCCCCTGGCGGGAAGATCATCCCCCAGCGCGTCCAGTAAAGCTTCTTCCGCCTGATCCAGTTCGGCATTGACTTCTTCCACGGTTTGACCGCTTACGCAGGGATGAGGGGTAAGCTCCGGGAGTTTCCCCAGATATTTCCCGTCCTCGTCGGACCAGTAAATGATTCTCGTGTAGTGTGCTTTTGTTTTCATCATATGTTCTTTCTAATTTTTTGTCAGGGATGAGAGTGGAGGAAGGGTTATTCACCCTTCCTTTGTTTTTTTGGCTTGCTCTGTCAGGCGTTTCACAGCTTTTTCCTGGTAGTGGTCGGCATCGTCCCCCAGTTGTCCACTAAGGACCCATGACAGGGAACCCAGCTTGAACACCCGGTGGGAGCCTTTACCGGGGAATTCTTTGAAACCCGCTTTCAGAAGGTCTTGCCTTAACTCTCTTCTCTTACGTGGCATGCGCGGATATTGCCACATTGTGTTCTTTTTAGCAAGCGAAAAGTGTACTTTGTGAACATTTTTTTATGTTCATCGTAAAAAAAGCCCCCGCTGGGAGGACACGCCGGGGCCCGACCGGGGAGGTAGAAGGTGAACATGTGATGTTCGGCAATCAATACGCCCTTACTATGCTCTTTTTGCCGGATTTGTCAAGCGGGCGTTTGTCATGCTGGCGGTCTGGGGCGCGGCTAATAAGGCCGCTTTTTTATCATCATCAGGATATTTGGAACGTATATTTTTTACTGCGCTTCTTCCCGCGGGAATCCCATTTGACGGTGCGGCCGTCATTTAATTTGAATGTCTTACCTCCGTAGGTTGAATTAAGAAGGAAGGAAAAGCGTTTGTTGGATGCCTGGGTGAGTTTGTAACGGGGTATCTTGCTTTCATGCCCGTTTTCGTCCGTTTCCGTCACGTATTCCGTACGTGCGTCAATAAGAGATTCAAACGAATTGCGTTCAATGCAGATTTCTATGATTTCGTCCCACTTGATTTCTCCGTATGTTTCACCGGGCTTCAGGCGTGCCGCCGCCGTTTGAACCAAGTCGCGCATGTCCTGAAGGTTTTGGTCTCCGCCTCCGTATATTTCATCAGGCCGTTCCCCGAACGGATCGCCAATGCCAAGCAGGGAGACAATGCCCGCAATAATGGATGATGTGCGTTGAAACCCTGCTCTTGTTTTGTCCGGCATGGGCCGTTTTTGCTCTATCCAGTTGCGAACAAACGCATGCAGGCAGGCCAGCAGTTCCGCCCGGTTGCCGGAATCCTGGATGGTTTCAAGGTCAATGACGCGCTGAACCGTCCGGTCCTGTGGATTGGATTCCGTTAAATTCAGGTCGCATATCAGCAGGCGGGAAGCAAGGTCTGTGTTCCATTCCAAACTATTTCCGGTGATGAATACTGTGGCGCAGTTTTGTTTGGTAACGAGGGATTGCGTATGAAATGGGCGGATGTCTTGGGAGACAGAAGAAATGAAGGATTCCAAGCAGGTAGATTGCAGCTTGCCGCGCAGGTTGTCAAAATAGACGTAGGGTGCGCGGGTGTTAAGGATGGTGTTCAAGACGCCCTGAAGCTTCTCGTCGTCATAATACCATGGATGTTTGGCGTTATTGTTGTACGTGATGCCGGTGGCTAGGTCAGCCAATAGAGATTTGCCGGATCGCTGGGAATTGGAAGTATAGACATAGCCAAGACGCGGCGAAGACAGGGGGAGCATGGCGGAAGCGTACAGGGCGACGCAGGCGCAGGTGTGGACCGCAAATGAGCGGGATGTGGCGGATGTGGCCCGCTCCTGAAGGTCAGAGGAAGACCAATCCAGAAAGGGGAATTCCTTGTGCCAGTTGCGCCAGATAAGCAAGGCTTGCTCCAGCGGCATTTCCGTATCGTAGTCCACGGCGGTTTTCAGGGTGTAAATCTTACTTTCCGGATCATAGCCGCGCTGGTTAAGGTGGTAGGTGCCATTAGGGAGCATGGCCGGAGTGATTTGGTCGTGGATTTTGATCAATTCCGGGATGGCCGTGAGGAATTCCATTGATGAAAGGGTGAGCTTTGCCAGCGGTTCCTTCATGGGTTGGTAAACGAGCGTTGAATCATCTTTGGAGCGGAAAGCGCACGGGCAGATATATTTTTCCGCGGCGGAAATGAAATTGTTGGGGTTAAGGTACACGGTTTTGCTGTCGTCTGTGATATACACAGGAGAGCCGGCCAGATTATAAATAGGGGCATTGGCGCGTTGGAGGGCTATGGCAACGCGTTCGCACCATTGGGGGGTTGTCGTGCCATTTTTGGAGGGCATGGCAACTTTGATTCTTCCGTCCGGCGTAAGGTCGTCTCCGGCAGGGGCCGGTCCTGGTTGCTCCAGACCGGCCAGAAATTGCTGCAGATCCGCTCCGGAGGCGTTGGTTAGCAAATTTTGTAATTTGAGAATAAGTTCTTGGGGGGAAGTCATTTTTTGGGAGGGAGTAAGGGGGTGAGAGATTGGAGGGCAGCATTGAGGCCGTAGGTGGTGCAGGCTGCGGCGGCTTGCTGGATCAAGGGCACCGGCCATTCATCCGGCCGGGCAACGATTTCCGCGGCGCGGGTTGTCCAGTCCTGTTCTACGTTGCGGAGCGGAGTGGCGTAGAGTAAGGGGCGCAGGGTAGGGCGCGGGTTGAAATACAAAAGTTCCTGAAGTTTTTCCTGGCCGTTTACGGTGCGATAACAGCCGGGCAGCCGCGGCATGACAAGATGATTTGTGAGGGCCTGGATGTCTGCGCCAATGAGGGCTAAGGCGGGCTTTATCTGGTCCACATACCCGCGCCATTCTTCGTGTGTGGCTGCTTCCAGGCGGAAGAGTACATGCAGAGATCGGGATCCGGAGAAGGTGATGGAGACAATGGGGAGGGGTAGAGTAATGAGTGCCTGGAGCCATTGCTTCACGTCGTCCATTTGATCTGATTCCAGCAAGGCATGACGCCAGGTGAGGACGCATTCTGAAGAGCGGCGGCTTTTTTTCCCGTCCCTGACGCGGAAAAATCCGTCCACGGGCTGCCCTAGGAAGATAATGCCGTCCGGCGCGGCCGTGGGAATGTGTTTGGCCTGGTCTGGCCAGAGGCATTGACCTTGCGTTTTTCGGTCGGCAAAAATGATTGTTTTTTCACCGCGTGCCGTATCAAACAGGGCGCGTAAATACAGATCCGGCGTAACTATGGCCGGATCTGTGGCGGAGATGTTGGCGAGGAAATAGCGGGATAATACTGGAGCCCCTTTTTCCGCCAGGGTGGCAATGACGGAAGAATCAAGCTGCGGGACTGGCGGGGGGCCCGGGGGGGGGGGGGGGGGGGGGGGGGGGGGGGGTGG